CAAGTGTATCACACTCTTGGTAAGTATCAAAAGATTCAAAGCCATCGTTGGCTGTTGCTTCAGTTGGTTCTGATAAAGGGATGATACGCATACCTGCGCCAAGTACGTTCTTAAAAAATGCTACACGTTTCTCTACCCATGCACCACGAATACCATTCTCTTGGTTAGTTAAACCAATCTTACCTGATACCCTGCGATAGCCAATCTTCTTTCCTGTGTTACTAGAGTTGGCTGAGTAGAACCACTCTAGTAACTTTTCTTCACCTAGAAACTCATGTAATGACATATTATGTTATCCTAAAAAGTCTGCGAGAGAACCAGCACTTGCCTTTGGATGATAAGTGTGAAGCATATGTTCCCCACCTTTCTCACGCAAGAAGTCATACCATTCTTCCTCTTCCCACATTCCTGGAGAAACACCATTCCACAATTTCTTATACAAGCGATGCTCAGTATTCAAGCGACGTTGCTCAACGTATTCAAAACGAAAATCTTCATATTCTTTGCTACCAAGTTCTAGCATTTTTTCACGGAAGTATACAACCAAACTTACACGCTCTGAACCTTCTTCGCAAACAATAGGTGTATTGCCATGGATGATTTCGTGGTTATTAACCAACAACAAGTCACCTGGACGCACGTTAACAGCCATACGGATCTCAGGGAAAATCAAATACCCACCTGAGTAACGACCATCGTTAGATAATGTCAACAGATTTGAGAGACCAGAATCCAAATCACCAGCATCACGATGAGCAGCAGTACGGAATGTTTTGTTCACCGTAACTGTTGTAAATGGTGTTTCTGGGATAAGGAATCTAGAATCAATTTTCTTAGCTGCTGCCATTTGATTACCATATCTCCAAGGCAACAACTCAGCAAAACCTTTAGCCAAGTGCTGTAAGAATGGGTATGCCATTTTAAACTTATCAAAGTTGTCTCTTGTATAAGTTGTAGCACGACCATAAGGGATACGTGGATAGCGATCAAACCAACCAGCGATACCAGAATCAACTGGATTGCCATAAGATGTTTCGCTAATCATCTTCATGGTTTCTTCACATGACTTAGCACGTTCTTCTGGCGTCATAGTTTTGATGGAATCAACCCACTCATCAAAATTAAATTTACCACGGAAACGTGAGATAACCCAAACATTGTTTTTGCCAGAGCCAAGTGCCTTTAAACGTGACTCTGCTGTTGGATATTTTGAACGAACATTTTCAATTGGGTCTCCAGAAAATAGAGATGCCTTGCGACCATCAAGAAGCGCATTAATCATTTCTTCCTGATAGTTAGTAACCCACTCACGTCCTTCACCATTAACTTGTGTTCCAGCTTTAATACCTGAAGCCAAGCCACGATTCTCTGTTCGTTGAGCAGCTTCTCTTAGTCCATGATATGCTGCGTCTTGTTCTTCTTTAGTAAAGAAGTTCTTACGGAATTTGAAAGCGATCTTCTGTTCGTTTGGCGCTTCACCATAACCAACTGGCAAATAGCAATCAGTATCTTCCTCGATTAGAATATCATAATTTGATTCATCAAGAAACATACCCATAAGATTTTCACAATCATGTTTAGTTTCTGCTACAATAACTCGTGTCATAATAGTATCCTTTAAAAATTAAACTCTGCGTCTATTGTTTTTGTTTTTCTACTTCTGTCGAAAAGTGGAGTATCATCACCGATATCTTCCTTAGTATATGTATTCGACTTTTGATTTCCAACATTAGACTGAGCACCCACTTCAACATTATATAACTTCATTTTACTTCTGTCAACCCCAATTACAAACCTTTTATAATTTCCAGGATCCGCATAACGATTCTTGAGTTGCTTAACCATAATCTGTCCAAGTTCCTCTAGTTCTTCAGTAGAAACTAAAGCAAGCATTAAGTCTGCTGTTGCTGGAAGACCAAACGATTCAGAAGTATCTTCCAATCCAGGATCGCTATTTGTAAAACCACTTCGTGTAGTTTGAGTAGCAGAAACAATAGGAACATTGTATTCACCTGCCAGTCCACGAAGTTCTTCAGCGATGGACTTAATATATGTATATGAGTTAACACTAGCACCCAACTTTAATCTTGATGAAGCGCAGATATTCAAGTAGTCAACGAAAACAATATCTGGTTTAAATTCACGCTTCATCTTTAATTCTTCAAGCAATGCTCTGAAGTGACCAGAGTGAGCAGAAGCAGTAGGATATTCTTTGACAATCAATTTACCTTGCGTTTTGCTTTGAACCTTTTGAACACGACGTTCAAATAATTCTCTATCAACAACTGCAAGTTCATCCATACCAAGATTAAGCAAGTTCGCATCAATACGTTCAGCAATACGTTCCTCTGCCATCTCCATAGTGATATAGAGAACATTTCTACCTTGCATTAGAGAAGTCGCTGCGACGTGACACATAAACAAAGACTTACCCACACCAGTACCAGCGAGGATAATGTTTAGGGTCTTTTTAGACAATCCACCTTTGGTGATTGTATTGAGCATGTCGAGGTCGAATGGAAGTTTTTCTTCGACTCTATGGTAGAAGTCCCATCGAGCTTCGAAGTCTTCCAGATAATCGTGACCAATGTGATTATCAAAAGAAACAGCAAGAGCATCAGACAACAATGAAGGAATGGCATCCTGTTGTCTTTGTTTGTCTTTTCCTTCGATAATTCGAATAGAGTCCATAATAGCATTATAGACAGCCCTTTGCTTACAGAATGATTCTGTTTCAACTTCTAACCAATCCTGTACGGTATCAGTTGGCGTCAACTCTGAAATATATTGTTGAAGTTCTTTAGACTCAACTTCATTTATATCTGTTCTGTTGCCAACTTCAATAGCAAGGATTTCATTTGTTGCTGGTTTGTTAAACTCACTGAAGAATTTAATAATCTCAGTCGCAAGGATTTTCTCCCTGCGGTCTGAGAAATATGTTGGATCTATGTGAGGTAATACTTTACGACAAAAATTTTCATTATGAACCAGATTCGCTAGAATCGTTTTTTCTATCCTCATCAACACCACCTGAATAAACAATTGAATTATTTTTTAGTCCTTCTTCAATCAAATGATGAAGGATCTCACCTACAGTTTGCTCGAAGGCTGGCTTGTCAAACTTTTCGTCTTCAATAACATTATGCATGGTATATTCAAACGACAACTTTGCAGACGAACCATCGGGCATTTCTGATACTTCTACCTTACCGTACTCATAAATTATACCTGAAAATTGACCACCTGTCAACTCTACAGTATAGATTGCAGTATCATTTGTGTGTTCAATCAGCTTGAACGGTGTCATCTTGTAACTCCTCATCAACTTCTGATGTATCCAATGTTTCATGACCAAATTTATATTTCTTTGCAGTATACTCATTAATTTGCTGCAAGATATCTTTGGTGAAATATTTTTCTGGATCTTCAGAGATATGTTTACCAAACACTTTCTTACCGTCAGGAAGTTCGATACGTCCACCTTGTGACTTCCAAATACCTGCCTCAACTGCTAAGTCAGTAAGACCATGATAACGATCTAGACCAGATGAGAATGATAGTTTAGTTTCTACCATTGATTGCTCTTTAGTAAAACGTGATTTCTCAAGTTTACATTTAATGATGTTGCCGATAACTTCAGTACCATCTTTGTCCTTAGACTTAGAAAGGAAAACAATAGTTGAAGCAGCATACTTAAGACCATCACCACCACCCATAGTCTTAGTTGGAACATAAGCACCAACTACAGCGTAGGTATGATTAGTAACAATCATAGCAATATCAAGTTTAGCAAGTTTCAAAGAAAGAACACGGAAAGCGCCACGAACTAATTGAGCACGTGTCATATCACGTGTCTCTTTACCTTCGGCAATATCTTCCATCTCTTTAGATGTAGAAAGCATACCCAATGAATCTAGACACAATAGTAATTGTGGGCGATCATTCTTTGGTCGTTTCTCATATGCATCAAGAATCTTTGTTGCTTGAGTGCGGAACTCTTGGACAGTCGATACAGGAACAATAACAAATCTACGTGTATCAATACCACGCTCTGTTAACATATCACGTGTCAACGCTCCCTCAGTTTCAAAATATACAACTCCTGCTTCTGGATTGGCTTGTAGAAAGTTCTTACATATCCCGAGGGCGTAGAAGGTTTTTCCAGTTGAACTTTCTCCTGCAAGTGCTGTAACCTTATTAGAAGGAAGACCGCCAAAAATAGAACCACTGAGTAAAGCATTGAACGCATAACTACCAGTGTCAATGAAACTAGCAGTGTCGCCCACAATGCCATCATCAGCCAGTCCAGCATACTCATTATCAAGTTCCTTTACGATTGTCTTTAAAAAATCCATGTTCTTCTCCGTATATGTTTATATGTTTAGTATATAATAGTTTGTGTTAAATGTCAAGTTATTTGCACCAAGATTGTTTTGCTTCTCCAAAATATTCTCGTGCAAGACCTTTCTCAATAAGTTGAGCACGTAAACTCTTGCCATCTAGGATAACGTCTCCAAGGACACGACCACCAAACTTATCCCATGACATCAGAGCAACTTTAACTTGCTTTGCTTCTGCAACTGCTTTCTTTGTAAAAGCAGTAGCTTCTTCACCACGCTGCGCTTCACTTGGACATTGTGCACGTGAACCCTTTTCTGGAGTATCAACACCAAAGATACGAACACTCAAAACAGGTTTAAGTGGTGGTGGCAAAAACTTTGCTTCAAACTCAACGGTATCACCGTCTTTAACTTTTGTAACTTTCCAGTCATATTGAACACTTGGTTGTTCTTTTGCTTGCGCTGGAAGCATGAGTGCTAGGAAAACAAATCCTACTGCGTAATATAGTTTCTTCATCCAAAAAACTCCTCTAAATTAGATTTCTCTTCGATTGACCAACCGATTGGTTGGATAAGACTTTCAAGTTGTTCAAGAAAAACTTTCTCAAACATCAATTCATAGTCAACGTATTTATGTAGGTTAAGCTCTTTTGGCAACTCACCAGCAAAGGCAACCACGTTTTCTTGAATGGTATTTGGAACCTTTAAGTAAACAAACTTAATTTTATCACCATCACGAATCATTGGATATTTCTTATCCAACTTATTTTGTTTAACATAGTGGTTAAACAAGAGAGCACCTCGCACATGAATCGGTGTTCCCTTTTTATATATTGTAGAAGAAGCTGTGTATTCTTTTAGACCATTCAATCCACGTGGGAATGCAATCTGCTCAACAGGCAACTCTTTAAACTGAATGCGGAACTCATTAATAAACTTATGCAATTTACTTTCATCCGCAGCAAGAATTACTTTCAACACTTCCTTCATCTTAGAACGGATAACTTGTGGTGTTGAAGATTTCACCATCTCTAGACCCATAACTTTCAATTTGGGTTGAGCATACTGAACACCCTCAGAGTTATGCACATTCAAGATATATCTTTTCTTAGCATTCCAGATAGCTGTGTCTGCCAATACTTCTCGTTTCATTTGCATCTTCTGAGCATAAGCATTCATATACTCAGCAAGTTTTTGATAGGTTGTATCTATGAAAGGTTGGAAGGCATCCTCACAGATTTTATCCATGTATTTAATTTTTTGTTCATCTGTTTTCCCAGCGCAAGTATGCTCAACCAAATCTTCAAGCGATAGGTAGATGGAATCAGTATCAATAGCAATGACATAATCTTTGTCTTCAGTCTTTAAAATCTTATTCATATATTTGTTAAACTCGTTAGCCATCCAACGGATAGATAACTGCCCAGATGTTGTGATACCTTCAGCAATCCTCACGTCAAAGTAACGGAAGTATTGATTACCGATCGCACCATAAGCTGAGTTCAAAGCAATCTTCATAGCCATCTGCAGATTGTTGAGTCTTGAGATTTCTTTCAGTAGGTGAGTCTTTGACTTATCGTTCTGATACTCTTGCTCGACTTTCAACATCTGCTTTTTATACTTAGAACGATTCACATACATTTGCTCCATCAACTCTGGCATAAAACCTCTTACGTCTTTGCGATAGCACCAGCCATTTGCGCTGACTGCTAGATCTTGCCTATGACCATAGGAAGTATCAACTTCTTTGGTTAGAAGTTTCTCAACGCTGATGCCATGGACTTTTTCATCAGTCAATGTTTCAGGACTCATGTTATACTGCATAATCAAATGCGGATACAAGCTGTTCAAGTCAAAGGAAGCCACCCAACGATGAAGACCAAGGATTGGATCTTTAACAAACGCACCTTCAAATGCTTCAGTTTTATTTGTTCGTGTCTTCTCAGGGATGACTATGTTTCTCTGACGTAGGTGGTTATAGATGATAGAATCCCACATACGTACTTGAGAGAAAACATCCTCGTAGTTAATCTTAGCGTTGTAAGCCATAGTGATTAACAACTCAATCAACTTCATTTTATCTTCAAGTCTGTCAACAAGACGTGTATCATGAATGTTATACTTAACGAAAAGATCCCAATGCTTAGCATAGAAGTCACGGAAGTTATCTTCAGGATTCTCTAATTTGTTTTCGCCAAGTTCAACGAAAGCGATGTGATCCAGTTTATATGATTCTTGTGCAGTATACGTATACTTCTTATAAAGATCTAAGTAATCAACAGTAGATACGCCAACCATATCATAACAAATCTCTTCGTTACCTTTGACATGAATTCTGCGTTCATTAACGATATCCCATGGTGACATCTTCTTAGAGAAACTGTTACCAAGGACTTTATCAATCCTGCGAACAAGATAAGGGATATCAAAGAAGTTGATATTCCAACCAGTGATAATGTCAGGGGATTGTGTTTGCCAGAAGATGAGAAATTCTTTTAGTAGAGAAGATTCATTTTGGCATTGAATATAACGAACACCTTCTGCGCCAGCAAATGGACGTGAGCCGAAGGTAGTAATTTGTTTTGTGAAGTTATCTTGTATAGTGATTAGAAGAACTTCTTCCGCAGCAGATTCAACATTAGGGAAACCACTTTCAGCACCCACCTCAATATCAATAGAGAAAATTTTAATCTTCTCAATATCCCAGCGAATGTCATTTGAGTAACTATCGCTGATGTATTGGTGAGCATAGTTTGCGTTGCCATATACGCTGAATCCATCTACCTCTTTGTATCGTTCAATAAAGTCACGTGCTTCATTAATGTCACCAAACTTAACTTCGCTTACTGGTTCACCAAACAAGGTGCGCCACTCACTAGGTTTATTTGATTTGATATAGAGGGTTGGAGAAAAATCAATTTTAGTTTTGTATGGGTTGCCGTTCTTGACTGCACGAACAAGCAACTTGTTCCCATACTTAGTTACGTTTGTGTAAAATTCCATTTATACCCCATAAAGTAACATCATCGCATCAAGCGCACAGTCATGCGTAGGATGATGTTTAATCACATTGTGTCTTCCGAATGTAGGATGGTTCACATCCGCATAACCATTCTTAGAAGTAGAACATAGAATATCAACTCCAGTTCTAACATCTCGCCAATCATTATAAGGCAAAAGACGTTCTGTGTCAAGTTTTAAGCAAAGACTATCAATAACCATTTGGTCTAAAGAACCACGTGCCCAAATTTTAGCTGGACCATATTTCTTGATGTAGTCTTTTAATTTGTTGATTGCATCGATCGGATGTAAGTCATCTGGCGCTGGATCGAAACTCAGCTTTCGAATGTGAGGGTGAATTTTACTCCACCATTCGAGTGTGTCTTTAGAAACTGTTCTTCCATACTTTTCGATTTGAACCTTACTATCAAACTTTACAAACAAAGATTTGTTTAGTAGGGTATCATAATCGTCGCCTTCTTCGAAGTAGAGAATGGCAGCAGATAGAACAACAGAAGTGGACTCAATATCAAGAGTCTCAATGTCAAACATATACATTATAAAACACCCATAGAAAAATCTCAGATATAATAATTATACCTGAGATTCTAATTAAAAGCAAATTTAAGAAAGTTGGATACTTGAGGTTGGCATAGTATTTGCAATTTCTATACCAGAACCGTAGATGCGGTTATATTCGTTGACCATCTGTACGTCAGGTTCACAGTCGGCTGCGATAGCTGTCTTGTAAACATAAACTTTTGCAAACTCTGCGTAAGCCATATATGGAGCAAGCGCAACACTAAACTTACCGTCTGGTGTTTGACGCATTAGAATTACTGCTGGGGATTTTAGAATGATGCCTGTAGCATCTGAAGATTCTTCGCTGCCGATTACTTCTTCACCTGTTAACAACTTAAAAATTTTCACTGTCATAGTTATCCTGTTCAATTAAAAAATCAATAAAACTCGATGCTTCATTAAAATCGGTGAAGTATCTTGAGAATACCTGCTCTTGGTAAAAGCAGTGTTGCGCAACAAGTAACACGTACTTGTCACGGAATACAGATATCTTTAACAACCAGTCTTTACGACGGACTGTTTGAAAAGAGATCATATCTTTGGAGACTTTTGCTTTCATCATATTCTTATTTATGATGAAGAGGGAGTCTCCTCCCTCTTTTTTTAAGACTTAGGTGTTGGTTGGGTTTTACCGTTTACCCATTCCCAATCATCATCTGTCATTGGGATCCAATTAGTCAATTCTATGCCCCTTGGCATAGGCAGCAGCCTTTGCTTTGCGTGCTTCGATAATTGACTCGATCATGACATTGAAGAATGTCTTACAGAGTTTCAGCAGCTTTGTCATATGCTTCTTCCTGTAAGAGTTGTTTACCTTTACCTGTCTTTACTGGCACTTTCTTTGCCTTTCTTTCTTCTGGTACTAATTGATCTAGAGCGATCTTTAGAATACCATTGAAAAGTTCAGCGTCTTTAACTTCATACTGATCACCGATAGCCCACGCACGTGTGAACGAACGATTAGCAATACCTTTGAACAAGTAATCAGTGCCCTCTGGTTCTACCGATTCAGAGTTACCCTTGACAACTAATTTGCCACCATCGATAGTAATGTCGATTTCATTTTGTGCGAAACCTGCTACAGCGATTTCAATCGTGTAGGTATTACCGTTCTTGCGAACATTGAATGGTGGATAGTTAGGGATATTCTTAGTGAGTTCGTCATGCAATGCTTGCATCTTTGAGAATTGCTCATCAAAGCCAACAAAGACTTTATCAAATTCTTTGAAGTGTTCACCAAAAATAGTTGGAATGAATTTGTGTACCATAGTTTTTTCTCCTATTAAGCGAGTTGAAAAACTCTCAAGCAATTCCCCGAAGGCAAATTGAAGAGAGCCATATTTAAAATGCTGGTTACGAGATCCAGCGACATCGTGCGTCATGTCCGCTTTATCACGCTTCGTTCCATAGCGGTCCTAAGGTGAAGTCTTTACGTTCCCATCCCGATTGGGACATAAATTATTTATAATGAAAAACCCACCGAAGTGGGTTTCTCTATATGTTTTTTAAACGCAATCGCCCAAACTTTCGAGCCAGCGTTCCAAATCAGACTTATCTGTTTGCAACATACATCGTTACTTCGAAACCGAAACGCATTTCAGTAGCAGCTGGTTTTGTCCACATAATCATTCTCCTTAATTAAAGATACGGAAATATTATCCGTATAATTATATAGAAGAAAGAACAAAAAACACGCTAATGAAAATCATTAGTTTGAGGTAACTGAAACCTTTATTTCTTCTTACCGATATTGTACTTTGGAACAAGTTCCCAGTCATCTTTTTCTTTGTAAGAGACAACTTTAATTTGAGAAAGGGATGCTTGCGGTTCAGCTTTAGCTGGATGTAAAATCTTTAATAGACCCCAATCCGCCAACAACTTTGCAATAGTATTTCTTCGCTCAATATCGTTTGATGTGATATTAGATTCTTTGCCATCTAACGCAAAGAGTTCTTTGAAATGGACAATGAAGTATCTACCTTGCTTATGTAATATATGGCAAGATTGATAAAGTTTCTTGTCTTTTCTTGATGCGATTCCGATTCGTGTTAGAGTTTCACGAATCTTTAAGAAATTGTCTGGTTCGTCTAATAGGACTTCCAACATAGAGTCGGCTGTCCAATCATAATAGATCATCTCAACGGTCATTATCTTCCACCTTTGTTTAATCGTTCTTCAATATTTTTCAATTGGTCTTGAGTTAGTAAACTCAAAGCCACTGTCGCTTTTTCACTAGAGTAGCCATAGTACTCCATGACCAAGGAAAGATCTTTGGACACATCTGCTTTATGCCACTTTGAGAATCTTTTTTTCTTGGTAATACTATTTAGTAAATATTGAAATTGCCATTTCTTAGGTGCGTCGTAAAGACGGTTCATCTCGTTTGCCTGCATAACTGTATCGGCAAAGTAGGATAAACCTTTATTGACCATAAAAGCATTATACTCTTTTACGTTCTGAGGATCTTTCTCCAGTAGATCTTCTTTGGTTAGATTGATAGCGTTGAGGAAGTCAAATGGGGATAATTTACTCATTATTAAACCCCACTTGTCTTAGGTTTTCTTCATTGGCTGAAAATTTCTTATTAGGAAACCTGTCATTTAAGACTTTACTGATATCTTTTTTAGTCTTACCCTGAGCCATGAATGATGAGTCGTCTTCGTTATAAACAAAGAAAGTATCATTAACCCTTTCAATCTTTACACGAATAGTATTCTCTTTCTCATGTTCCTCAAAGGCATCCATAAGTCCATCAAGTTTTTTGATGGCTTCTCGTTCACGTGCTTCATAACCACGTTTGAATCCTGTAAGATACACCAATGCTACAATAATAGCCATAACAAAAAATTCAAGCATGATTACCTCACTTAAACTTACATGATGTCATAATCTCCGTCATCGCTGCCATGGTATTAAGTTCTTGGTTGGCAACAAAAGCAGACTTGTATTGATAGTCCGCAAGAATAACAACAAGTTGGGGGATACTTTTTGGTTCAACATATTCTGACGCAGTAGTATATAGTTGGTCAAATAAACCAGCTGTATCCATATCAGAATTACGTGCGACCCATTTGCGCACTTCGTTGAAGTTCATACCCTTAAGATTGGCAATTAGATCTTTGAATGATTCTTCAGAAACACTTGACAGAATATCTGCATCGATAGTTCCGCTAACACTGTATCGTTGTAGTTCATTAAGAATGCGACGATAGTCAGGGAAGTGCTTCATAATCAATTCAGCAACTACCTTAGAATCAAAAGCAACTTTCTCTTCCGTAAGGATAGCAGAAACTCTCTTGAAGAATTTACCAGCGATCTCTTGCTTTTCTTTTGCGTCAATCTTAAACTCTACAACAGCACAACGACTGTGGAGTGGTTCAATGATTCGATTCTTAAAGTTACATGTAAAGATGAATCGGCAGTTATTAGAAAACTCTTCGATAAATGCACGCAACGCAGGTTGAACAGAATCAGCATTCATATAGTCTGCTTCATCAATAATAACAACACGCTTTCTTGCGTCAAGAGAAACTGCTGCTGCGAAAGAAGTGATTGTAGTTCGCAGAGTGTCAATCTTACGACCTTCATCTGAACCATTGATCACAATATACTCAGCACCAACTTCATTACATAGTGCCTTCGCTGCTGTCGTTTTACCTGTACCTGCTGAACCGCAGAACAGGAAGTTTGGAAGTTCACCAGATTGGATAAACTCTTTGAATGTATTTTTCAAACCTTCAGGCAAAATACAATCATCAATTTTTTGTGGGCGATATTTCTCAACCCATAGATACTGCTCACGTTCACTCATAATAAAAACTCCATAAGATTAGATGGCTTGTAATCGCCAAATTGTTCACCAAGTAATTCTATTTCACTATATATCAAATCAATATGCTCGTGTGTCTTTTTCTCTGCTTCCATTTTATCAAAGTCTTTTTGTTTCTGAAGTATCAAATCTTTCACTTTAGAAACATTTTCAGGCTGGTGAATAAAAAGAACATTGACAGGATGGCTACTAGTGTTGGCATCAAATAAAGAAAACACAAAAGCATCTGCAGATAGTAGTTTATCTAATTTCTTAGACAAGTCGATTTGATACTTACTACCATATACATTGTAATCGTTTGTCTTCTTACGCTTCCGTGTCTTAACAGATTTCTGTTCTATATGTACGAGATTTAATTCAGGACATACACCATCAGCGCCATATCTACCAGCCAACTTTTTGATTGAAGGGTAATGTGCTTTAAGGTAGTCAAATGTTAAGACCTCACGCCAAGCATAATTGTCAAATGGATTATATCCATACTTACCTTTAAAATCATCAATTGATTCTAAAATGTTTAGTAGGTGTGCGACTTCATCAGAATTCATAATAAAGTAAGGGGAGTTTCCTCCCCTGTTTTTAGAAGTCGAATGTAGTATCTGCTTCAACTGCTACGTAGTAAACAAGGTCACCACCTGCTGCTTTGAAGCGAGAGATTTTCTTCTTAGATACAGACACCGAATAATCTCCTGGCAACATTTTTAGGTTTTCAACTTTCAAGAACACGTTGAATGTTTTATCAGTTGCGCCAAGTTCAAGAGAATAGGTGTTCAATGCTGGGTTCTTTTTATCAAGAACAGTTGCGGTGATCTTTGAACCATCACCAGAAATAGATAAGTCGCTACCACGAAGAATAGAAGATGTCTTCTGAATCATCGCAAGGTTAGATGCACTTACATTAAAGTCAATGTCGCTGTCAGGAAAAACGATTTCCTTTTGCGGTGTTGTCAAAACTGAAGCATCTGCTGCGCCAAACTTGATACTGTTTTTATCCTGCTTGATTTTAACATCAGAGCCACTGAACGCAAAATCTGGATCCTCAAATAATGATACTGCACCAAGGAACTCATTCAAATCATAGATACCAAAGTCATTTGGGAATGATTCGTCAACAGTTACACTTGCCATAACATTCTTATGGGCAGTGATAGTTGCAAGTCGATTGCCTTGCTTAATCATCAAGTTTGGATTGATATTTGCGAAGTTCTTAAGCAACTCAATCGTCTTTTTACTAATTTTCATTTAAATCTCCATTCATAATAAACACAACCATGTATAAAGTATACCTCAAAATTAAGGTAAAGTAAAGTTAATCTTCACGATTTCCAAACAACTGTAACAGTGCCAAGAAAATATTGATAAAATTCATATACAAACTCAAAGCACCTAGCACTTCATTCTTACCATCATCACTGTCATAAGAAACCATATTCCTAATGTTCTGGGTATCATATGCAGTCAATCCAAGAAAGATGATAATAGCCAATGCCGAAATAACCATAGCACCAACGCTACTACCAATAAAAATATTGACAACACTTGCGATGACAATAGCGATTAGTCCAATGAACATAAACTGCCCAAGACTAGTCAAATCTTTCTTAGTAAAGTATCCATAGAAAGACATTACAGCAAATAAAATACCAGCCCCCATAAATGCGGACACAATACTTCCTATTGTATAAACAGCAAACACTGCTGCCATACTAACACCCCAAACAACAGCAAACCCACCAAGAGCAAGAAGTGCCTGTTGTTTATTCAGTTTCTCGATACCAAACGATAATACCAAAATAAAAACCAGTGGAGCGAATATCGTGATCCACTTCATGATACCTGTAAAGAAAAACGCCATTAGAGCAGGGGTAGATGTAACTAAACCTGCAGTTACGAAAGAAGCAGCAACAGCATAAAACATGTAGAGATATACCCTACCCATTGCTGCATTAATAGCAGTGGCTGAACGATAAACTAAACTACTCATTTACTATCTCCTTTTGAATATTTGACATCGTGTTCATACAAGAACATTAAGCAACACATTGCATGAGCCAAGTGGTTCTTGCCAGTTTCTGGATCATTTTGTTCGCCTTCTTTCCATGCCCAAAGGTGTCTTTGCATTGCGTCAAAGTACCTACGCTTGGAATCAGGAACATGCTTCCAGTTATCTGGTTCATATTTCTCTGCGCCAAATGTTAGAATCTCTACAGTGGCTTTTAACGCAAGCGGAGGAACTAAACCATATTGAAGTTTACCACCATCAAACTTGCGACCACCTGTTGTTGCATTTTGCGATTTCTTAATATCTTCTTTAGTAGCCATATTACCTCAACAAAAACAAATGAATGATAACAAAATAATCTACAATAATCATAAATGAGTATTGGAGTTTTAATCTAAAGTCCCTCATCTCTGCTGAGAGAATTAACAGTATAGTATGAGCACTTAAGAATGCCCAAATCCACATTGGACTGTTAGTTGTTATTAGAATTAAACCACCAATTATGTAAAGCCATGTACTGCACCAACGAGCAAACAATCATCACATCCTCAAAATGAAAATAAGTCTGGATACTCCGAAGAATATCCAGACGTATCTCACTTATCGAGTGAAAATCGCAGCACCGAAAACACGGTTAGCCAAAGCAACCATACGGCGATTTGGTTTACCGAGACGGTACTTAACTACTTCGCTACCAGTGCTGAGTTTAGCACGGTTACCATATACGCAATAACCTTGCTCACGCAAGTTACGGATGGCAGAAGCTGGGTGAGCAATACCGAAAGAAGCAGAGATTTGCTTAGCAGTAAATGCCTTACCCTTTTCAAGATGGGTTAGCAACAGATCTTGTTTAGACATATTAAGTCTCCATAATAAAGCCATCA